CCTTTATAATATTTATCTGTTCAAAGTTTTCCAAAATGTATAAATATTGGTATAGGAGATCCGCATGGCACTACGTGATACAATTATTAAAGAGATAGAATTAAGACTTGGCGGTCAAATGGTCGACGTTGAGCTTGATCCTGAGCATTACAATCTTGCTATTGACAAGGCGTTGGACAAATATAGACAGCGTAGTGAAAATGCTGTTGAAGAAAGTTTCATTCACTTGAGACTACAGGCTGAAACAAATAGTTATACACTTCCTAACGCTGTTATTGAAGTTAAAGACATTTACAGACGTAGTAGTGGTGTAAGCGGCACAAGTGGTAATGACTTTGAACCATTTGAAGCACAATACTTGAACACATATTTGTTACACAGTGGCCGTGCAGGTGGCTTGGGTGTGTTTGATGCGCTAGCACAACACCGTGAAGCACTGGGCAGGCTGTTTGGTGCAGAGTATACATTTACCTGGAACACAACAAGCAAAAACCTGCTAATCCACCGTCGCATTAAAGCAGATGATGACGTTTACTTGCATTGCTTTAACGAGCGTCCAGAAGAAGTGTTGTTTGCAGACACATATGCAAAGCCCTGGATTAAAGACTATTCACTAGCTCATGCAAAACTAATGCTAGCAGAAGCACGTGGTAAGTTTAATACCATTGCTGGTCCACAAGGCGGTACAACACTTAATGCAGATGTATTACGTGCAGATGCACAGGCTGATATTGATAAACTAGAACAAGACTTAACTCTTTATGCAGAGGGCAGTACTGGTTTAAGTTTTGTTATTGGCTAAAAACGTATTGAAAATCCACATCCTAAACTAGTAGCTATAGCATCATCCACGTCAAAATCATGTGTTCTACTGTCTATGGTTTCTTTTACAATGCCTGCTGCAATACTGGCCAAGCATCCTTTAACTTTACTTCCAGTATAATTTGTAACCGCTGTGCTTATTACTAGTCCAGCAACAGCATGTCCTATTTTGTCGCTGTCTCCAGTTAACTGATAGTTATTAATAGCAGCAAATGTATGTACAGCACCAGCAAAATTTGCTACATTGTTGTATCCGTTATCATACAGGTAATATTGTAATCCAAGTCTTCCTATCATGTATAAGCCAATTTCACCTCTAGTAGGATGTTCTCCCAATATAGGATTTAATTCACGATAGCTTCTATTGTGCCAATTATCTCGTGCAGCCATGTCTGTACTGTGCCAGTCAAGTCCAATACTAACTGATGTTGCTGCAAATTGTTCACGTGTCTTTTGATCCCAGTCTTGCCAAGCAATTGCTGGTGATGCTAAAATACAAAATAATAAAAACAATATCACTCTCACAATATTATTTAAGTTGACTTGACAGAAAATTAAGCGTATACTTTATGTGTAAAAATATAAGGAGTGAGACACATGTTTTTATGCTATCAAGATAACGAGAAACGTAGTAATGCACCGTTTAATCCGCATCGCTACAATCCCAACAATATGGTTCATAACCATCTGGAAAATTACTTTTTCCTAAAATTCATCATACAAAATAGTTCAGATATGTTAGAGCGTCATCGTGCGTCAAAAGAACTAGATATCTGCGAGCGTAAGATCAATTATTGGAAAAAAATGCCCACGTTTAATGAGGATACCTATATGCGTGATTTAGATGTTTACAAAAAAAATTACAATATGGGTTGACAAGCAACTTGTTTTGCTATAACCTTGTATGATAAACTCTAAGAGGAGAATAATATGTCTAATGTAGTTGAATTTCCAGGACACCTTACACAGCCAGTACAGCAAGCACATGAAACTGCTCGCACAACCTGTTATAACCTAGCATGCCATATGCGAGATGACTTGATCACTATGGGGTTGCCTGTGTGGCAAAGCAAAGAAATCCGAAACAAAATTGAAAAAGTCGTAAATGACTATCGCAACATCGTGTTAGATTTTTACGGAGCCGGAGACGAGGATTATGAACGTTTTTGGGAACAAGTACAATCAGGAAAAAACATCGACGACATCGATCCAGTAGGTCCAGATTGTCCTATCGACTTTGCAGACGAAAAATGTTATACAGATGCAACCAATTACTTTGTAGACGGTATGACTGATGATGAAAAAGACGAGTTTGAAAAATGGGTAGATGAAATGGCAAAAGCATTGAGTGAAAACAACCCACGTTGGTTTATGAAAAAATAAAAAAATTACAACCCATTGAAAACGCAGGAAACTTTCTTGCGTTTTTTTGTTGACATCAGCATCGTGATACAGTATATTGTATATGTAGACACGAGGAGACATTAGATGTTCGATTTAGCAGTAGTAGAAGCGTTTAACAATGCAGTTGTTCGTTCAGAAAACTGGGATAAAAACGGCATTATTTGGAACTTCATTGATAGCGACATGTACATGGAAGTCAAGCCTGCAACAAAAGCACAGGAAGACCAGTTCTATCGTATGTTTGATGATTTAGCAGATATGCATGAAAAGCACCATGCTAATGCAACATACACAGACTACATGGCATATCAATCAAAAGTAGAAAAAGAATATAAAGAACTGTTCGGAGTTAATTAAGAACAGCACAGTGAGGCAAACATACGGGAGCAGTTATGGGAGAACTCTTACTCAACTTACGAAAGGAAACCTAAAATGAGTAATAACTTTTATAAACTAGTTGCAACTGAGTTTGCAAAACAATTTTACAATGGCACCAAAATTGTTGCAGTATGTCTTACTGCACTTGTTGCCTGTTTGGCGTTCTGGCGTTACTTCGTAGGATTGGATGCTGATACCGCATTTATGGCAGGTATGATTTCCTACATTGTATTGGGGTGCGTGTATGCTATGATTGATGTAGCATTAACTCGTGCACGTATGAAAGAAAAATATCCAGATATAGATTTTTCTTAAAAAAATTATAAGCTATTGAAAGTGCAGGATCTTTTCTTGCACTTTTTTATTGACAACCAAGGCGTTTTACTTTATATTGGTTATGTAGACAAAAAGAGGACTAAACAATGCAAAACGAAATCATCATGTTGCTTGACGAAATTAAAAATCAGTATTATGATTATATGACTCGTCGTGGTAAAGAACCTAACCTAAGCAATCATCAGAAAGATATGATTGTTGAGTTTGATCTTGGACTTGATTATACAGTTGGTAAAAAGTATATTAAAATTATGTCCAATCGTTCAGTTTGGGGATTCATTGTTAAAGGCGATGACGACAAAAAGTTTCGTAAAGGTGACATCTTAAAAGCAGCAGGTTGGAATGCACCAGCACGTAATGCTGCCCGTGGTAACATCATTGATGGCGGCTACAGTGTTTGCTGGACTGGACCACATTACTTGAAATAAGGAAAAAAATGAAACCAAAGTTACTAGTTATTGGTCACGGAAGACACGGTAAAGATACAGTATGTGAAATCCTTCGTGACCAATATGGTTATAGTTTTGAGAGCAGTAGTAAATTCTGCTCCAAACTTTTTATTTACGATATGTTAAAGGACAAATATGGATACAGTGATGAAGAACAGTGCTACGATGACAGGCATAATCACCGAGCAGAATGGTATGATGCTATCTGCGATTATAATGTTCCTGATGCAGCAACACTAGGCAGAGAAATTTTTGCTGAACATGATATCTATTGTGGCTTGCGCAATAAGCGTGAGTTTTTTGCTATGCAAAACACTGGTGTATTTGATTATTGTATCTGGGTAGACCGCAGTGACCATTTACCTCCTGAAAGTAAAACCAGTATGAGCTTAGAGCAATGGATGTCAAATTTTACAATTGATAACAATGGTACACTGGAAGAACTTTCTTTTAATGTACAACAATTAATCAGCCATATTGATCCATATAGTATTCCAAATATTGATTAACTACGTAGTTTACCCTCTAATCAGCCCAGATAAGTATGCTTCTGCTAAATACTGATAGTTGTTAAAAATAACATACTAACAGGATTTAAGAGGAGAAATACACATGGCATTAGTATCACCAGGTGTTTCCGTAAGTGTTGTAGACGAAAGCGCATATGCTAGCCCAGGTGCTGGCACTATTCCGCTAATCATCCTTGCCACACGTAGTGACAAAGTTGACCCAACAGGTACAGAAACAGACGGTATTGCAAAATACACAAAATCTGCAAACGCAGGCAAGGTTGTATCAGTAACCAGTCAAAGAGAACTAACACAATTTTTTGGTAATCCTGTATTCGAAAGCACAGAAGCCGCTGAAACAAGTGAATACGGTCTTCTAGCTGCATATAGCTTCCTTGGTCAAGGTAGCCAACTATATGCTGTTAGAGCAGACGTTGACTTGGGCGACTTGATTGCTAGCAATACAGCACCAACAGGCCCAGTTGCCTCAGGCACAGTTTGGGTTGACACAGACAATAGTAGCTATGGTGTACATGAATGGTCAGGTACAACATGGATTGCACAAAGCGTGACAGTTGAAGTTGACACATCAGCAACAACAGCAGAAGTAGGTGGTACATATGCCCCAACTGCAACAGTTGTTAATGGTGACTATCTAGTTGCTGTTCTATCAGACGGAACAGACACAAGTGCACTATACTTTAAAGGTGTAGGCGGTAGTTGGGAAAAACTAGACAGTGCAGCTTCAAATACAGTAACATATGATGCACACTACAATGCACCAACAGCACCATCAACAGGCGATGTTTGGATTAAAACAACATCACCAGGTAATGGTATTGATCTTGTTGTATATACAGCAAATGCAAGCGGTGTATTCCAGTTGGAAACAGTACAAGGTGTAACAAACACACAGGGTGGTACAGACTACGTAGCACAAGACGGTTCTTCAACAACAGTAATTGCATCACTAACAAACAGTGACCTACAGGTTACACTAGCTGGCGCCGCAGTTGGTGGTTTTGAACTACAAACCACAGTTGCAAATGCTGCAAGTAGCCTAGCAGTTGACAATGCTCAAGCAGCAGAGCCAACAGGTACACCAGCAGACGGTCAACTTTGGTTTAATGACGATCGCACAAGCGTAGACGTACTTGTACGTGGCGCAGCAGGTTGGGAACGTGTTGCAGACGATGCAATCCTATACAACACAATTGAACCAACTGAAAGAGCAAACGGTGGCGCACTAGTAACTGGCGATGTTTGGATTGATACAAGCGCAGGTGAGCGTGATCGTCCAAAAATGTACCAGTACAATGGTTCAGCGTTTGTACTACATGATAATACGGACCAAACTACACAAGATGGTGTTCTATTTGCTGACTTTACAGACCAAGATCGTACAGCATTAGCAAGCGGTGCAATTACAGCACTAACTGACGCACCAGATCACCAACTATACCCACAAGGTATGCTAGCAGTAAACATGGCACAAAGTGGTAACACACTACGTGCTTATAATGCCGCAGCAAGTGCATGGAGAAACGGTGTAGCAAATCATGCAGACGGTAGCGGACGTTTTGGTCGCTTTGCTCAGCGTGGTTACATTGCAATGAAAATGCAAGCCGCAGTTGCAAGCAACGAAGATCTACGTGACGAAGTACGCACATTTACACTACTAGCAGCGCCAAACTTCCCAGAACTAACTGATGAATTGGTAACGCTAAACAGTGACCGCGGCGAAACTGGTTTCGTAATTATCGATACACCAATGCGTAAGACACCAAATGAAGCAGTTGTTTGGGTACAGGGTCAAGGCGCAGCAGAAAACGGCGAAGATGGTCTTGTAACAAAGAACACATACAGTGCAGTATATTATCCAGCAGGACGTTCAACAACACCTGCAGGTGCAACTGTAACTGTTCCACCAAGCCACATGGCACTATACCAGTATGCATATAACGATAGTATTGCATATCCTTGGTTTGCGCCAGCAGGTTTGACACGTGGTAGTGTTATTAACGCAAGTGCAGTTGGACATATTACAACTGAAGGCGAGTTTAAAGCAGTAGCACTAACACAGGGACAACGTGATTCAATGTACAGCAACAAGCTGAACCCAATCGCAACATTCCCAAGTGAAGGTGTTGTTATCTTTGGTCAGAAATCACTAAACCCAAGCACAAGTGCACTAGACCGTGTTAACGTAGCACGTTTGGTTGCTTATATGCGTGAACGTTTTGATGAGATTGCTCGTCCATTCTTGTTTGAACCAAATGATGTTGGAACAAGAGCAAGAGTTAAATCAGTTTTCGAAGGTTTCCTAGAAGACATTCTTGCAAAACGTGGTGTTACAGACTACGCAGTAGTTTGTGATGAATCAAACAACACACCATCACGTATTGACCGTAATGAAATGTATGTAGATATTGCTATTGAACCTACAAAGTCAACAGAATTTATTTACATCCCAATTCGTATTGTTAATACTGGTGCTTTATCATAATTTATAACAAAAAATAACAATAATTAACTAGATCGCCATTTGAATTTCAGATGGCGGTCTTTTTTTCTGAAAAAAATTATAAATACTGATATAGAAATAATCTTATAAGGAGATAGACAATGGCGTTAATTACAAATCTAAGTGTACCTACAGGAGTCAATGATCCGACCCCTACACTTATGCCAAAACTACAATATCGTTTCAGAGTACACTTTGACTTTGATGATGGCAGACTAGTTACTTCCAATGTAATGAGTGTAACTCGTCCAACATTTACACACGATGAAATGACACTAGACACATACAACTCAAGAATTTATCTTGCAGGTAAACACACTTGGGAACCAGTAACAATTGTTATGCGTGATGACGTAAGCAACAATGTTATTAATCAACTTGAGCCACAGTTAGAAAAACAAATCAACATGGCAAACCAAAGTGCACCAGTTGCAGGCGCACAATACAAGTTTAAAACAACTATTGAAACACTAGATGGTGGTAATGCAACCGCAGCCGCACTGGATACATGGGAATTATTTGGTTGCTATATCCAAAACATCGCATATGGTGAAAGCAATTATGCAACAAGTGATGCACAACAAATTACTGTAACACTACGTTATGATAATGCAACACACGAAGCAACAAGCTCACCTGGTGGTAATGCATCAAGTGATGGTGTAACTGCTGAATAAAGATAAATCATAGCCAATGTCTATCAGTATCACAAACTTTGCAGCGGAAACTTACAACACTTTAAGTAGTGAATTTCCGCTGCAACTTCCTAGACAGAAGTTTAACCATCGTGTTAAAATTTCTACTATCAACAGTAGAAGTCCAGAAGTATTTGAAAAAATACAAAGTGTATCTGTTCCTACTGTTAGTTTTGATACTGCACTCGTTAATCAATACAATAAAAAACGAGCTGTACAGACAAGAATGAACTATGATCCTTTTAGTATTGTATTTTACGATACATTTGATAACCAAGTACAAAAAATTATTACAGACTATACTAGACACTATTATAATGATAATAAAGGCATTGACGAATTCAATAATATTGCTGACGATGTCTTGTCACCATTAGTAAATACTACTAGACACGGTCTTACTGCACTAACTGACAGATACTTTATTAAAGAAGTTGTTATTGAAATGTTGGGCAGACAATCAAATCACAGAACAATCAAAGCAAAGAACTGTATTATTAACAGTGTACAATCAGATACACTTTCCTACAGCGACAGTAGCTTTGTAGTGTATACTTTACAATTCCAGCCAGAAAGTATACATGTCACAGATAATCAATCACTATAAATACCGTTATGGCAAAATGGCAACAGGGCGTCTTTGAGCCCACGAATAAAGAAAAATATGTAGGAAAACACTTACCTAGATATCGCAGTGGTTGGGAACTTCAATTTATGCGTATGTGTGACAGGCATCCCAACATATTAGGTTGGGCAAGTGAAAGTCATCGTATACCTTATCGCCATCCTATTAGTGGTAAAGCAACCACATACGTGCCAGACTTTTTTATAATTTATGAAGACATGAACGGACGCAAGCATGCAGAAATTATAGAAATAAAACCCAGTAAACAAATGATGGGTAATGCTACTAGTAATCACGACAAGATGCATGCTATAATTAATGAAGCAAAATGGAAAACAGCAAGACAGTGGGCAGGACAACAGGGTGTTGGTTTCCGAATAATTACAGAAAACGAATTATTCCGTGCTCCGCAAGGAAGTAAACCAAAAAGGAAAAAACGCAGATGACAAAGAAACTAGAAGAAGTGTTTAACCTGCCGCCTATTGACGACATGTTGGAAGACGAAACAGAAGCACCAAAAGAAGAAAAAATTACAGACATTGTTGAATTACAGGATGCACTAAGTCAAGCAGATAAAATTGACAGAGCACTAGCACCAGTAAAAGGACTAGAGCAACTTGATAGTGATATGGATGATTATGCACAGCAAGCAATAACAGCCTTTCAAGATTTAATGGATCTAGGTAACAATGTAGAAGACCGTCATGCAGCACCAGTATTTGATAGTGCAGCAAAGATGATGCAAAATGCTCTAGCAGCAAAGCAAGCAAAGATGGATAAAAAATTAAAAGTTATTCAGATGCAAATGCAAAAAGAAAAACTAGAGTTAGAAAAACGTAAATTAGAATTTCAAATTCAGAAATCTGAACAAAAAGAAGATGATACACCTATTGAAGGCAATGGCGAAGTTTTAATGGATCGTAATGAATTAATCAACAGTATTATGCAACAAATGAAAAAAGACTAAAATGCTAAATAGTAGCATACAGGAGTAAAGCGATGAAAAGTTTACAAGAATACTTAATGGAAAGCGCAAAAACTTACGAGTTTCGTTTAAAAACAGCCGTTGAGCTTTCCGATGACCAGCTTGATATGCTGGAAAAGCATTTGCGCAAGTACGAGGCATTCGATGTAGAATCTCCTAAACGTACTATTTTACAAAGCGCACCACTTGATTT